GACTCCGGCTTGTTCCGAAATGCCAATTCTTTACATCGAGCCTGTACGGTTGTATCCTCATATGCCGGATAACTTACCGGCGAATAATCATATAATGTTAAGAACTCAAGTATTTCACGAATCTCGATTTCTACCTCATCGGTTTCCTCGTGAAACCAGTGATCCTTCTCCACATCGAAGGCAAACGACATTTTGTCAATGACGCCGTTCTTGATAGCCTCGTGTCCCTGACGACCCCATACGGTTTTAGAGACATCGGCCCGAATGAATACGCCCTTCTCGTCCTCTTTCGTTTCCAGCGTCCCATTCTTTCGGGCTGCCATCGGCTGTCCGCTCTCATGGTCCCACAAGACGAGCTCACTGGATCGCTTCAATGCATTGGTAGCAGCGCCTTTGCGGATAATCTCTTTGAAGCCCCAAATCTCTGCATACTGCTCATATACAATCGGGTAGCCCTCAATAATGAGTTTGCTATCCTCTTCGAGTGCTCTGATTTCAGTAATCGGGAAATACCGTCTTTCCGGTTCCATTGTTTATCTCCTATAATGATTTAACCCGTCACGGCCGTGATGCCACAATCGCACCCGTCGTGATATGGGGGGTGATAATGATTGCTTTTTATATTAAGGGGCCCGTCGGCTCCGTCCGGCTGAAACGGTCCCGCACTCAAGAAAGGTTGCTCTATTCCGACAACCTTACCGCTAAGTTCCTCGCAATAAGGACAACTCTTATCATAGGATACAGATATAAGATGCGTAATGCCCGCAAGCGCAAATACGGAGCGCGTAAAAGCGTTCTCGGCCCGTACCGATTCCCTCTCCGCTATCTTGCCGGGACTCGTTTCTTCCCATCCGGCCAGTCGCTCCTCAAGTGCCTCGGCCACGTCAAGATGCTGCTCTTCGGCGTCCCGGATTACCGCCCGGAGTTGTCCCTGTGATCCGTCAACATGTCGCTTGACAAACGATTCTCGATATTGTGATTTGAACCGGTCATATTGTATGCCGACATCGACCTCACTCCCGATTTCCTGCAAAGCAACCGGGTGGATCGCATCGGCATAAGAAGTTAATAGGGGGGCCGAGGCCGCATCAACTTTCTCCGCAAACGTAGGATAAAAGCCCTCCATCCAGACTTGTAATTCCGTCGCATCCTTTTCGCCGAGCATTTTCTTGATTGCTTTACGGATCGCCCTGACTTCAGCAGTAATAATCTGTTTACCATACGCCTCGAATTGTGGTTTGTATGCAATCGTGATCTTGCGCCGGAGTGCCATTGTCCTTTTCTGTACAATCTGCTTTGCACGTCGTTCCATTTCAAACTCGCGCTTGATTTCAAGCCCGCCCCGTATTCGTTCTGCTTGTATTTCCTCATCGAGTGTCGGGGGCTCCTCGATAACGGCCCGCTCCTTGTTAATCATGTTCAGCGGTAACATATAAATCTTGCCGAGTCCGTTCGGCTGCGGGTTCATATCTTCGAGAGCGAGTACCATATCCGCATTGAATACGCCACGATCAAGCATGGCATTATAGAAAGTAGTTCGTGCCGATATATCCCCGCGAAGCAAACCTTTAAGATCAAACTTTATGAAATGAGTTTTTCTTTCGGCCCCATCAAGCAGACTGACGTTCATTGCCGCTTCAATCTGTGTCGTGATCGGTAAGAGCGAATATATGACGAGCTCAATCCCCTGGTGCTCGATATTACTGAACGTTGCCCGGCTCAATTCTCGCAGGATATGCGGGGGGAGGTTCGTCCATCGTGCAACCTCGACAACTGAGAATTGCCGTGATTCAAGAGCCTGCGCCTTGACCGCATCTATAACAGTCGGAGTAAACTTGGCCCCGCCCGTTAAGAAAATCGCTTTCCAGCTCTCGCCGAGCGCACCATATTTATCATTGAAATCGGCCTGAAGGCCCTTTTTGATTTCTTCGTCCATCTTGCCCGGAATCTCAACAAAGCCGCCCGCCTTCGTTGCTTTCCCATAAAAGCTTGCTGCAAACTCGTCCTGTGCCTTGGCAATCCCAAGCGATTCCCGGGCATAATGTATAATTCCCTTGCCCGTGACCCCATCCATGCTTATATGCGGAATATGAAGTACGTTTTCTTGTACCAGATATATCTGCTGCCCATTTCCATAATGAGTGATATATCGATCCGGCCGATCCCTATCAATCCATGTTCTATCGGGCAAGAGTGGTAATAGCGCTTGGTTCTGATAGCTTTTTTTATCGATAAATGTATACCAGTTACCCCATAAATATTTGTGCATGATCGATGTATAGATCCATTGCCATGCAGTCAATTTACTTTCATTCGGTTTATTACGAAGTCTATCATAAAGTGGATGATTGACCGCGGGCTCTCTGCCTCCATCTGGCAAGCGTCGATAAATTGCCCGGGGCAAACTCGCCAGTGTTCCCGCGAGAAAGTTCAGTGCTGCGAATAAACCTGAAATAGTGAGTGCCGTTGTTTCAGAAATATCCGCTCCCGCCTTCGTCTTTATATTTAAAGTGTTATACCAAATCTCATCCCAGCTCGTTGCGCTACGCTTAGTAAGTATCCGCATCGCCGCCTTGATCCTCTCCCCTATTTTCATACAGCGAAAACCTCCACTTCTGCTCTGTCTTTATTCTGTTTAATGGCTCTGTCAAGCCCCATGATCAGCGCCACCATTCCATCAATTCGTTCCGTTGATTTCTTCTTATTTGGTTTCACGCTCTCGGTGGCATCGGTTTCGACTACAAGATTATCAGCCATCCATCGCAAAACCGGATTGCCCCCGTGCCTGATTTTCATGCTTAATACTAATTTCAATAATTCTTTAGTGGGGGGACTCATGGATTTGTAACCCTGCCCGAAGGGAAACGCCTCGATACCTTCGGCGATCATATTCTGGCTCATATATTCCATGCCCCAACGGTCAAATGCTATTTCTTGGATGTGATATGTTTCGGCGTCTTCCAAAATGTCCTTTTCAACGGTCTTATGATCAATATAATTACCAGGAGTAGCTTTAATGTATCCTTCACGTGTCCACACATCGTAAGGCACTCTATCCCTTTTGGCGCGTTCGTATAGATTCTCTTCGGGAACCCAAAATCGCATCAGTACGTTATAATACCCATCTTCATCTAGAAATATTTTTGCAAAGGCCGCTATATCGGTACAGCTCGCCAAATCCAAACCGCACCAGCAGGATTTGAGCTTTAAAGATTCAGGATCAACGGCAGCATCACACTTATTCCAAAAATCCATTGGAAGCCATCGTTCATCCTGAGATGTCCATTGATTTAACCGGAGGCGACGAAAAGTATTCTGTTTCGCCGGTACATATTCGGCTTCCTTATATGCCGTCTGCAGTTTTTCAAGGGTGATCGTTTTATCAAGCGATGGATTGGCGATATACCAGTTTTTCTCATCTCGCCAATCTTCGTCCTCGGGCAATCCATATAACACGGGCAAAAAATGGGGATCGTCAATAACCCCCTCTTTCACTTGCCGTGCATATTCATGCACTTCCCAACATACGGATTTCTTATCCCATCCCGCCGTCGTGATGAAGAAGAATAACGGTTGTCGACGCGCGTCTCCCGCGCCATCAGTCAAGACATCGTATAGTTCGCGATTCGGCTGTGCATGGAGTTCGTCAAAGATACAGCCGGAGATATTATATCCATGTTTCGAGGCTGTCTCCGAACTCAATACGCGGTAATAACTATTTTTCGCCCTATAAATAATTCGCTTCGTCGAGTCGAGGGTATCTAATATTGCATCAAGTTCTGGCTCCTGCTCGATCATATTCTTTGCTATATTAAACACGATGGAAGCCTGATCGCGGTCGCTCGCCACGCTATAGACCTCGGCTCCATATTCGCCGTCTGCCATAAGCAGATAAAGCGCTATCGCCGCCCCCAGGGGACTCTTGCCGTTCTTCTTTGGTACCTCAACATAACATTTTCGATATTGCCGATAGCCATTTTCATCGACTGTGCCAAAGAGCGGAGTTAAGACTTCATCATACTGCCACGGCAGGAGTGGAAACGGCTGTCCCGCCCATTCGCCTTTTGTGAGTTTGAGATTCTTAATGAAGTCTATTGCGCGATCGGCCCTCTCCTGATCAAACATTTATTTTAAGAATCTCCCGAACTTGGAATCATCTTTCTTTTTCTTAATATGTAGCTTACCTATCGTAACGGGAGACAGACCGAGATCATTGATATAAAGTCTCATTTGCTGGCGATT